GTGTTTAGTGTTTCCTTGACTTTTTATTTTTTTTGTTTTGTTTTCTGCGAGTAACGCTGCGTTTTCTAGTTCTTCTTCCGCCAACAGTGGGTGCTGCAACAGGCGTAATTTTAACACAAACATTTGGTGCAACATCTGATGTAAATGGGTCTTCTATTTTTCCTTGCATAGGAAGAGGACCAGTTATATCAAAATCAACTGCATCCTCCATAAGTTTATTAAATGCGGTGGCTGTCATTCTAACATCTTCTACAACATCTTTTGGCGTATTAAGACCGGCTCCAGTTCCTTTGCTTTTATTTCCAAATAAACTAATACCCCCGCCACTTTTTTCTGTTTTCATAGTTTTCCAGCCTTTTTCATCAACATCAACAGCCATTGGATTTGTGGTTTTCTCTGTTGTCGCATTATCAACAACTGGTTTTAATCTACTTTCATTCAAATCAAAAAATACTACTTTATAAACTTTTTTAACACAATCGTAAATAATAAGACGACATTCTGAACTTTTATTTGGAGTTCGTTGAATTTCTGCTGCAGTAAATACAGATTTCATAAATTTTGGAATATCAACTGCACTTCTAAAAAGAATATTTAAATAAATTGTGTGTTTTAAAGGGTTTGGCAAATATGTCCTAGTTTTTTTGTTAAGACAATCTAAATCTTTATCATAATAAACGCCTGGTTTTCCAGTTGTAATTTTATATAGTCCGTTGCAACTTTCAGATGCAACTTCTCTTAGACCCTTTTTAACAGACTCTTTATCTGAACAAGGGTGAGAAAAATAAGTTGTTTTGAAAGGCATAGATGTTACTGGGTCTCCTCTGCTAGACACGCGCAAAAATGTAATATCTTTCTTAGCAACATCTTGACAAAATAATTCACTAATATCATTATTAAAACATCTTGGAGAACCTAAACTGACGCAACATATTTTGCGTGTTAATGTATTATAAGGTCCAGAATTATATGGTGCAGTTACCCTAATATGCATCCAAACATAAGAAAATATTGTACTGAGTGCTCCACCAAGAGAGTGTCCAGTTGTAAATACTTTTACAGAGTCTGGATTTGTAGCGTCTAAATGATTTTCCGCCAAATAGCGACAAGCCTCTATTATTGCGTGAATAGAATCTGTAAGTAATTTAAAAATTCCATATAAATATGATTCTCTCTTTCCTTGCGAGTTTCCAACATAAAGAGGAATGAGAGAGGTTGGTTTTGAATAAGCAGCTGCAGTTTTGCCACTATAAGTTCCTCTAAATAAAACCCATATACAATTTGGCATTCTTTTGTCAGCAACAACGTATATCTCTCCATAATTTGACGTGGCAATTGAAATATATTTAACATTACCATATGCACCTCGTTGTTTTTCTTCCTCTGGAGTTAATTCGTATGTTTCTTTAACTTCTCCGTTTATCATATTAATTTTTTTGGCCATATCATTAAATGCAATAAACTTTTTGCCTTCAAAAGAAAATGTTGGATATTGGTTAGGGTTATTATTTAAATCAAATACAGCTGCGTCATCTAAAATTTCGGGAATATCTGTTATAGAATTTATTGCTGTTAATATAGATAATGGAACAATAGGGCCAATAATTTTATTGTATTGCTCCAAAAAATTTTTATCACTAAAATAAGCAAAACGGGCTAAAACTGCGGAATAAAATGATATAAAATGAACATTTCCATAACTTGACTCATTTGTTCCGGTTTCTTTATATTTTTTAGTTGAAAAAAATGGCATCTATATAGTTATATCAAGATTTTTAATTTTAGTTCCCTTTGAAGTTTTTACCTTTTTATGCATTATTTTAGAATCCTTGTGAATTTTATCATGACACTTTTCACACAATGTTAGCAAATTGGCTGGATGATTTTTGTGGAATGTTCCAGATTGTGTTTCTATAAATCCATTTTCATTAGCAATCTGTTGATGTTGCAAATGATGAACCTCTTTTCCTGGTTCAACATTGCACATTTCACACATGCCAACAATCTTTTTTGAATTAAAATGGGATGTCTTGAGAGAAAGAATGCTTGCAGATTCTGGGTGATACTTCATTCGGATATTATTTGCAGATTCAATAAACTCCTTGGGCAAATTAAGCGATTTGCAAACTTCAAGGCCATACATATTATCTCCTGAACCATCTTTAATTTTTCTATCATAAATAAGCACTCCTTTTTCTCTATCATAAAATACAGCCATATGTTTCATAGCGACGGTTTTTAAACTGACAATTTCCTCGTAATTTACAATTTCATGAAGATGCGTTGCAAAAATAAAGCTGCTTTTTTTCTCTTGCAAATGTTGAATTCCGGCCACAAAAATGCTAGTTGCTGAAACGCTTTCAGTTCCGGAACACAACTCATCGCCTAAAACAAGACTTTTTTCATCTGCCAATCGCAAAATAGTTCTTAATTCATACATTTCAACTGCAAAAGTTGACATATTTTTGAACATATTATCATTACCCAATATTCTAGTAAATATATATCTATAAGGAGAGAATTGAAAATATGAGCAAGGAACAAATAAACCAGCTTGAGCCATAATAGTTGTTATGCCAAGTGCCCTTATTAGACTGGTTTTGCCAACCGCATTAGTTCCATATAACAATATTCCATCTACAACATTATTTCCCAATTGAACATCGTTAGAAACATATAATTCATTTTGCTGCAAATGTTCAATAAGACAATGTCTCATTCCTTTTGCATTCATAAAAGATTTTTCAGAGTTAAATACAATTTCTGGCTTGCAATAATTATACGTTTTAGCAACGGCTGCTTTTGCAAAAATGACATCAATTAGTGTGACAACGTCAACAATATTATTTATTTGGTTCTGAAACAATTCCATTTTTCCAAGGATTTTGTTATAAACAGTTGTGATTAGGTCTTTCATTTGAGTCTTAATAGATGATATGGTTGAAGACAACTCACTAATAAAAGGGTTATAAATGCAGTCATTTGCACTTGATTGTTGAGAGAAAAATATGTTTTCGTGAAGTTTTAACTTAAAGACCGCCTGCCCGTTGCACGAATAAGTCAATTCAACGCCTGTCTGTTTTTCTTCTGATGTAAAGTGGGTTGATTTGTTAAATATTTCTTTCAATATATTGCATCTGCGTTTGGTTGCAACAAGACTAACACTGCTCTTTTCAGTTTCATGAAACTTAACATAATCGCTGCTTCCCTTTTTTGATGCTTTTTTCTCATATTTAATAATATTTTCATTAAAATATTGACGAATTGCTTCAAGTTTGTTTGTTGATTCAAAAAGCAGGTTTGTTTTTTCATCCAATTCTGCATCCACTCCAGGTTTAATAAAATTTATATCAAATTGTTGCATTTTATCAATATCTTCGCATAATTCCAAATTTAGATTTTTATCCAAGAATTTAATAATTTCATTGCAAGAGTCAATAACTTTGGAACAAACATCAGTTTTCTTATTAAGTCTATTTTTAAAATAATCAAACAAAACAGTGTCTTTAATTAGCTCAGAATACATATCTTTAATAACTCCCAAACTGTTACAAAATTGATAAATAGTTTGAGGAGATATTTTTTTCATTATAATTTGTCTATTAATTTTTGCGAGGTCTTTTATGATTGAAAGACGATTTTTAATACTTGATGCTGTCTCCACCGATTTGTTGCGTTGCAAAAGGTGTTCAGTTATGTTATACTCTTCATTTAGATAATCAACATTTGTTGTTGGGTTTAATAACAAATGAGAGAATTGTCTTATTCCCATTGAGGTTACGCATTGGTTTAACAATTTTTCAACAGATGAAAACTTGCCTGTGTAGTTTCCATCATCAATAATGTTAAGTTGCTTCAATGAATGGTTGGCTAAGATAAGTCTCTCGCTACAATTGTCAAATTCTGGTTCATCCAATTTATTCACTAGGTTTGGGTTGTGTTGATAAATAAAATCAAGAACATAACAAAATGCTTGAGTTGCAATTGCGTTTTGATAAAAATTTTGAGAGAAAACATCATAATCTTCAATAAGAAAGAACTTTTCAAGTATGGCTTTTTGATATGTTTGTTTTTCGCAATTGAATGCACGCTTTACAGTGTCTGTTTGTTTGACAGCTGCATCAATTGTAGTAATCTTATGAATAGATTTACATTGAATGTTCGCATAACTAATTACATCATTGAGTTCCTTGTCAGAAACATTTCCAATTAGAATAACTTCATTTGGATTATAAATAGAAGCAAATCTTTCTAGTTCATCAAATGTGGTTGGGCTATCTATATATAGTTCATTAAATTGAAAGATTGTTGTTTTTCCGGTATATATATCAACATTTGCTATACCAATATTTACTTCTTTCTCTCTGGATTTAATTTTATTTGAAACATGAATCCAAACACACATAATATTGTTTGTAATTTGAGTATTAGATTCAGAAAAATAGGTGCCGGGTGAATAAATAATATCAAGACTTCTGTTTGTATTTTTTGCTTGTTCATCTTGTGTGTATATAATAGCTGTAAATCCAGCATTCTGTAGTTTTTTAATGTATTTTTCAATCATATAAGTTGAAAACCCAGCCATAATTACGTCTTGTTTTCCAACACAAATTTTTTTATCTGCAATATTCAAGTCACATATAGATGAAAATGCTGATATTTCACTTCCGGTAATATCTCTCGTTGTTTGATTACGCATTCCATAAACTTCAAAAAAGGCCCCGACTTGCATAAGAACAATGGTATTTTTGCCATACTCATCCGTATAATGTTTTGTTTTTTCAAAGTAGTCTTTAATGAGTGCCATAAGAATCTATTCTTTATTATAATACTATTTCTCTCTTTAATCTTATTTTAAATAACATTATTCACTCAAACAAAGTTATTTATTAACGTTCAGAACTAAAAATTGTTCATCTGGTAATCCAATGCAGGTTGAAAGAATTTTCATTTTTAAGTATCTATATGAATCTGCTGGAAGAATATGGAGGTCGTAATAAAGTTTTTTAATAATAAATAATAATATTGTTGCATAAAATGGGATCACTGTTTTTTTAAGGTGTTGTTCTAAAACGCCTTTTTTATATTTGTTGTCATAAATGGAAAATTCTGCAGAAAGATTTAAATTTGGGTTTTTGTACATAATTTTGTGTCCATAAACCATTTCACCATTGTGACTTAATCTCCAAACAATTTTTTTAAAACTGTTTTTTTTAACATGTAAAAAGTGTTGCATTCTGGAGATAGTGCTTCCGACATTATCTGTAAATATATCAACATCAATATCACTAGAACCTGGGAAATAATCCTGTCGTTGAATGCTTCCATAGAAAAGCAATTTGGTATTAAGATATTTGCTTAAGTCGTCAAAGAAAATTTTAACATTTTCTGGTAATTTATGTTTTGTTGTTTCCATTTTATCGCTATTATATTAACTTTATATTTTATATTAGAAGCTAATATATTATATTAATTATATTATATATTATATGGAACAAACAATAGGGTTTGTAATATTGCGACACGTTAATAGTGAAGAAACAAATAAATATTGGCAATTGTGTTATAAATCTATAAGAAATTTTTATCCAGAAAGCATGATATTAATAGTAGATGATAATAGCAATTGCGAATATTTAACAAATATTAAATTATATAAAACTATAGTGGTTTTCAGTGAATATAATGGTCGGGGAGAACTATTACCGTACATTTATTATCTTAAATATAAAATATCTGATATTGCAGTTTTTCTTCACGATTCTGTTTTTATAAACTCTTTTATAGATTTTAATGTTGATAACTACAAATTATTGTGGGAATTTGAATCAACCTGCTGGTCAACGAACCCAGAGTTAGTTAACATTTTCATAAATAAATTTAACGATAAAGAGTTATTAGATTTTTTTGAAAATAATTCTTTATGGAAAGGTTGTTTTGGTGGAATGACAGTTATAACTCACAATTATTTAACATTTATTAATAATAAATATGATTTATCTATTCTTATAAATTTAATTTTAACAAGGCCTGACCGAGAGGCTTTTGAACGAGTTATTGCATGTTTATTACAAAAAAACTGTGACAGACAAACTATATTTGGAAATATTCACGATTATTGTCAGTGGGGAATAACTTTTGATGAAATAAACATTTGGGGGCATTTGCCTATTATAAAAGTGTGGACCGGTAGATAAAGGACTATAAATTTAATTAGAGGTGTCGCTTAAAAAGTTGTGAAGAAGTGTGTCTTTATTTTTATTTAAAACTTCTCCAGCCATAATAGCAGACTCGTATGTTTTACGCAGAACATCATTTGGTGCATTGCTTCCAACTTTTACAAGTCCTCGCGTCTTTAAATACTTTTTTATATCATTTATGGGCGTGCGTTTAAGTTCCTTATGAGCATTTAATACATTTTTTCTTGTATGGTTGTCCTTTAATAATATAGACACTGTGTTGTGAATTTTGGATTTTCCAAGAGTGTATTTTCTTTTAATAGTTCTTTTAATAAATTTCTTTTCTGGAAGTGGAATTGATTCTTCTATTGTTTGTTTTAATTCATTTGATGCTGGTATATTTGTATTTAATAAAGAAGTGTCAGGAGGAGGAAGTTTTATTTCTGGTTCTCTTATTTCAGGCGAAGTAATAACGTTTGGAGCTGTTTGAGATTGAGGTTGAGGTTGGGTTTGCTGATGTTTTCTCATTTTCATTCTTAACAGTTCTAATTTTCTCTCGCGTTCATTTATTGGTTCTTCTAATATTATAGGTTGAGTTGGCTCAGGTATAGAAATTTGAAGTCGTGGTTGAGTAGGAATAGATAATGTATCATAGTTTTTTCTTGTAGAATTCCACGCTCTAAAAGTTGGTTTTGTTCCACCTTTTAAACAACCATAAGGAACATCTGCCATTGGGGTATAATTATTTATTTTTATAGGAGAAGATGTAGGTTCTATTAATGCGGGAGTATAAGTTTCTTGCAATTCTTCAGGCAACTCCAAATTTACCATTGGCATTGATACATTATTATATTGCGGTTGATATAATTGAATAACAGGATTTGGTGTTGCATTATACGCTTGATAATTTTTTACAGTTCTATTTGCAATCGCTTCTCGTTTTTTCTCTCTTTCAGAATCTTCTTTTTGTTTTTTTGATAAACTAGATAAATAATTTATAGAATCGTGAAATTCATCGCTAAAACTAGGTTTCCCCACAGAATCAATTTCTTTTGTTCTATGTTCTTTAATTCTATTTAACAGTTCTTTTTTGAGAGAATTTGGTTTGACAACTACAGGAACAGCTGGTCTAGTTTTTTTTTCCCGATTCTTTCTAGTTTTGTCTCCAAGATTAAACAACTCTGGATTAATTTTAATAGTTTTTTTAAGCATTTAACTATATTAGCTTAAAAAAACAATTTTGCTAAAAAAACACACTTGTCTAAACATACATTGTTTTAATTATATTCTTTAAACTTTCTACTTCCTTTCTCTTTTTTACCTCATCATTTTTCAAGTATAGTTCAAAACCTTTTTCTAAATCTTTCATGGTTATTTTCATTTTTTCAGTTTGAGGTTTGCAAAATACGCGACGAGCATGAACAATTTTTGTCTTGGCTAACAATGTCTCAATATCTCTCCCAAAAAATTTAAAATACTCTAAATTCTTTTCAAACCAAGCCTTTGCAATTTTTTGATCAGTTTCATCATTGTCAGAAACTTCCCATTTAATTTCTTTTATCTTCTTAAGAAAAATATTATGTAATTCCTCACCTTTATATTCGTCTGTTTTAAATCTCCAAGTAAATCTAGAATCCAAACCTTGATTATAATTGAAAAAACACTCCTTTAACTCCGTTTCATATCCAGCGATAATAACCATTAAATCTTCTTTGTGATTGCTTAAAGCTTCACACAAAGTATCAATGCATTCTTTTGAAAAACTATCTTTTTTCTCATTATTCCCAAGAGCATAAGCCTCATCTATAAACAATACGCCACCCAAACATTCATTAATAACATCGCGTGTTTTGATTGCCGTTTGTCCAAGATAACCAGCCACCAAATCACTACGAGTTACCTTTTTAAATACCCCCTTCTTAAGAATGCCTAACTTGCTAAATATTTGGCCAATAATTTTTGCAATTTCAGTTTTGCCAGTTCCAGGAGGACCATAAATGACTGTGTGCATAAAATCTCCACTCTTATTAAGGTCTTGAATGTAATATAATATTTGGTCTACAACATTTTCTTTCAACTCTTTCATTCCAACCATATTATTCAAGTCTATGAGAGAAGTGTGAATTTTGTGTAGTCCTTCCATATTAATGTTATATTCCTTTGTTTCATCTGGAGGATAATCTTCAATGAGTTTAATAAGACCGTCTAAGTTTTTAATTTCAACCTCTATTGTTACCTTTGTTTTGGGTATTCGCTTAGCCGGAGGAACATATGGTTTTGTTTTCGCGAGAGGTTCTTGTGTTTTAACCATTCTTCCACACGCCCTCGGATGGGGTCTATAAAAAATACTTTCACCTGACAAATGTGAATCAGAATTATTTGTTTTTTTTGATTCTCTTATATTATCTGATGTTTCCTTCATTATTTGAGATATTGTGGAAGAATAGTTAAGACATGCAGAATATACGCCCGTTTTTTCTGGTTGTTTTGGAACTTGTTTTACAGTATGCTGTCTTTTAACTGGAGGAGTTGGATTGTTGTTGGGTTGTTTAACATAAAAGACAAATGAATTTGGATCTGAATATAATTTTTTATCAACTGTGAAAAAAGTGAACTTATTAAAATAGTCAGAATTAAATTTTTTATCAATATTTTCTATTAATTCATCAACTTCTTCTTTTGTTATTGTTTTTCTTTGCGATTCAGTCTTTAAAAAACTGTTATTGTTGCACTTTTCATCCATAGTTTTAATAAACTCTGTATAATCTTGTTTCTTAAAAGTTCTCCGTCGCATTATATAATTACATTTTCTTATATTTATATTCTTTATTACATGCATATTAATGTTAATTTTTACAATGTTGTTTGATTTAACTTTTAATAATGAAACAATATAAAAACAAATTGAAATAATAAATAACCCAAAAATGAGTTCAAACACCATGTCGCTAGATTCTAAAACGCAGGATTCTCCATTTAATTTGGAGAAAGACAAATACATTGAAACCCCATGGAGTATCATTGAATCTTATTTTAAAGGTCAACATTTGCAAAGATTGGTAAGACATCAATTAGAGTCTTATAACAACTTTGTAGGCTATCAAATAAATAAAACAATTGAAATGTTCAACCCCGTTCACATTGCGTCTGAGCAAGATTATGACGCAAAGTTGGGAAAACACTCTCTAGAAATTTTTATAACTTTTGAAAACTTTCATATTTATCGTCCTCAGATTCAGGAAAATAATGGAGCAACAAAGTTGATGTTTCCTCAAGAAGCTCGTTTGCGTAATTTTACATATGCTTCAGCCATGACTGTGGACATTAATATTAAGTTTGTCATTCGCAATGGTGAGGGCTTGGAGAATATTCAAACATTTTACAAGACTCTACCAAAGATTCATATTGGTAAGCTTCCAATAATGTTGAACTCAAACATCTGTGTTCTCACTCAGTATAAGCACGTTGAACATGCCAACACGGGTGAATGCAAGTTTGATGCAGGTGGTTATTTTATAATCAATGGCTCAGAGAAGACTGTTCTTGGTCAGGAACGTGCTGCCGAAAATAAAGTTTATTGCTTTAATGTCTCTAAGAACAACACAAAGTATAATTGGCAAGCAGAAATCAAGTCTGTTCCAGACTACAAGTGCATTTCTCCAAAACAAATTAACATGATGATTTCCTCTAAGAATAATGGTTTTGGGTTTCCAATTTATTTGCAATTGCCAAGAGTAAAGCAACCCATTCCATTATTTATTGTGTTTCGTGCACTTGGAGTAATTTCAGACAAGGAAGTTTGTGAGAAAATTATTTTGAATATTGATAGTGCTAAGCATCAGGAAATGATGAAGGGTTTACAAGCATCAATCATTGATGCAAATGGCTACATGAATAAAGATGATTGTATTAGATATATTACAAGTCATGTTATGTATACACCAATTAATATGGATAAAGAGACTGGAATTAAAAAAAAATATGACTTTACTATGGACATTCTTACTAATGATTTGTTCCCTCATTGCAACAATGCAATGCAAAAGATCTATTTCCTTGGATACATGGCAAATAAGTTGTTGCAGGCAAATTACAATTGGGTAAAGCAAGATGACCGAGATTCATATTTGAATAAGCGAATTGATTTGACTGGAACCCTACTCAACAACTTGTTCAGAAACTACTTTAACAAGCTTGTAAAGGATATGGAAAAGCAAATTATAAAAGAAATTAACACTGGCTCTTGGAAATCTACTGATGATTATCAAAACATAATCAACCAGACAAATATTTATAAGATTATTAAATCAACTACAATTGAAAATGGAATTAAGCGAGCTCTATCAACCGGCGATTTTGGAATTAAACACGTGAATAGCAATAAAGTTGGTGTTGCTCAAGTTCTTAATCGCTTGACATATGTTTCTAGTTTGAGTCATGCTCGCAGAATTTCCACTCCAACAGATAAGAGTGGCAAGCTGATTCCACCTCGCAAGTTGCATAACACAACGTGGGGTTTCCTATGTCCGGCAGAAACTCCAGAAGGTCAATCGGTTGGTGTCGTCAAAAATTTGAGTTACATGACTCACGTTACAATTCACTCAAACAGTATGCCAATTTATGAGTATATTATGCCACACATTATTGACATTCAAACCCTCACACCAATTGAGATGTTTGAGAAAACCAAGGTTTTTGTAAATGGAGCTTGGATTGGAATTACAGAAACTCCGACGGAACTGTTTAACATGTTGAAGGAGAAAAAATACAAGGGCATTATTAACGTGTATGCCGGGATTGTGTTTGATTATAAGATGAATGAGATTCGTGTTTGCAATGATAGTGGTCGTATTACTCGGCCAATTCTACGCGTAAAAGATAAAAATATTTTGGTTACACAGAATATTATTAGCAAATTGAATAAGAATGAGTTAACTTGGGATGATCTTTTGACAGATTGCAAGATTAAAGACTCTGTTATTGAGTATATTGATCCAGAAGAGCAAGCTTGGTCAATGATTGCAATGAAGCCCGAAGAGTTGACTCAACAAACTGATTCAGATAAGATATTTAAGCACACTCATTGCGAGATTCATCCTAGTACAATCTTTGGTGTTTTGGCGTCGTGTATTCCATTCCCAGAACATAACCAATCTCCTAGAAATACGTATCAGTGTGCTCAAGCAAAACAAGCAATGGGAATGTATGTCACAAATTTTGATACTAGAATGGATAAGACTGCTTATGTTCTTAGCAATCCAGCTCGTCCTCTAGTTGATACACGAATTATGGACATGATTCATATTAACAAGATCCCCTCTGGGTTCAACGCAGTTGTGGCAATCATGTCACACACTGGTTATAATCAGGAAGATTCATTGCTATTCAATAAAGGCTCAATTGATAGAGGATTATTCCAGGCAACTATTCTTCATACAGAAAAGGACGAGGATAAACAAAAAATTAACGGCGATGAGGAAATCAGATGCAAGCCCGACCCGAACAAGACCAAGGGAATGAAGTTTGCGAATTATAACAAGGTTAATGGTCGTGGAGTTATTCCTGAGAATACTCTAGTGGAAAATCGTGATGTCATTATTTCCAAAATTACTCCAATTAAGGAGAATAGGAACGACCATACAAAGGTAATCAAGTATGAGGACCAAAGTCGTATTTACAGAACTGATGAGGAGACTTATGTGGATAAGAATTACATTGACCGAAATGGAGATGGTTATAACTTTGCAAAGGTCAGGATTCGTGCTGTAAGAAAGCCGGTTATTGGTGACAAGTTTTCATCAAGAAGTGGGCAAAAGGGTACGCTTGGAAATCTAATTCCTGAACAAGATATGCCTTTTACTAGAAGTGGTTTGAAGCCTGATCTAATTCTAAATCCTCATGCAATTCCATCTCGTATGACAATTGCACAGTTGAAGGAGACAATTCTAGGTAAGACGTTGATTGAGCTTGGACTCTTTGGCGATGGAACTAGTTTTGGTGAGCTAGATGTGAAGACAATTTGCCAGAAGTTGCAGGAGGTAGGATATGAGTCCAATGGAAATGAGATTATGTATGATGCTCTAACTGGGGAGCAAATGGAATGCACAGTGTTTCTTGGGCCAGTGTTTTACCAGCGTCTCAAGCACATGGTATCTGATAAGCAACATAGTCGTTCTATTGGTCCAATGGTTAATCTTACCAGGCAACCAGCTGAAGGTAGGTCGAGGGATGGCGGTCTAAGGTTTGGTGAGATGGAAAGAGATTGTATGATTTCGCATGGTGCGTCCAGATTTACTAGAGGCAGAATGTATGATGCTTCAGACAAGTATCAAGTGCATGTTTGCAAGAAGTGCGGTCTTATTGCATCATATAATGACCAGATGCATATTCACCATTGCAGGACATGTGATAATAGGACAGACTTTGCTTATGTGGAGATTCCTTATGCTTGCAAGCTACTATTCCAAGAGTTGATTACCATGAATATTGCACCAAGAGTCATGACAAATTATTAACAACCTTTTCCAAAGGTTATGCCAAATGATAAAAATCTTTAAATTATTTGCGTCTTCTATAAATTTTTTTTGTTTTTTTTGTTTGTTTTTTTTTACATCGTTTATTTGTTTTTTTAGTTTTACGTTTGTTGCCACCCTTTTTCCCTTTTTTGCCTTTTGCAACAGGTGCGGCAGCTGTTAGCATTTCATGTAATTGCTCAAATACTTCTCTTAATGCAGGTGTAGGAAGTCCAGTTGACCGCATTCTTGCTAAAAAATTATCCCAGTCTCCCGTCATAGCATAACCTCTAATTTCTGTGGCAGAAATTGCACCTTCAGGTCTAGGCAAAGCCTCTACCTCAGCAAGGATAGGTGGGGTTCTTTTTGCCAAACCTTCAAGAATCCATCCGTAATCATTTGCACGGTCTTCACCAATAATTAATATTGCTTTGTCAATGGGATTTTCATAAGTTGCAAGAATAGCATTTAATGATTTAATAATGCGATGTGAGCCATATTCTGGGGGTGTTGGGTCATCCATGCAAATAATAATTGGTTCAATTCTATCTATACTTTCTAATGAAATTGGTGGAGTATAAGATGATGCTTTTAATTTCATTTGTTCTTTTAATGCTTGAATCATGCCAGATAATAATAGTTTTCTCTTTTCTTCACAGGTAAATGGATTTTTTGGAAGGTCTTGTGAATGAGATAAAATTATTCCTATTTTTGATTGCCCAAGAGATGCAGCACGATGAATAAGTTTTTCAATTAATAACATGTGCCCGGGAGTTGGCGGGTTCATTCGTCCAATAGTAAATATAAGAGTATTATCTAAAGTTGAGGCCATATATAATATATTTTTATTATATATGTCATTCCCTTTAGAAAATATTTCAAACTTTAACAATACATCGGATTATTTACCAATTTTAGTAGGTGTATTAATAATTGAAACATTTGTAATATTTTTTACTTTTGCAACAAGTCGTTCTAAAGTTTTAGAACAATGGTATAAGTCTTATAGATTATCTGCAGTTTTAGCTGATGTTCTTATCGTAATGATTGGAATAATTATTGCAAGATTTATATATCCTTTTATTTTTTCAAGGTTTTCTATATGGAAGTTTATAGGACTAGCATTAGGGATTCAAATTACACATGATTTATTATTTTATTACTTTTTCTCTCTAGTTCCAAAAGGACAAAATGAAATGATTGATACATTTAAGAAATATGCTAGAGAAGTTGGAGGATACGCCGTTTTAGGAGATAGCTTAATTATTATATTTTCTTGTTTATTTGCGTCACATTTAGCTAGTTATAATTTTAATTGGATTATTATAAACTTGATAATTTCATTATACTTTATTCCGTACCTTATTTACCATAAATGAAATAAACAATTGCTGTTGTTAAAGTAAATAAGATAGCTCCCCAGAGAGAATCCATAATTACTGTTGAAATTTTCCAGTTCTTAAATAAAGCCCAAGTTGTAAATTCATACACAGTATAGATTACTAGACCCAATAAGAATGCTTGTAACAAAGACTTTTTCTCTCTAATAATAAAATAATAAACTCCAAAGACGAGAGAAATATAACACAAGACTGCGGCCAATAGATTCATTTGAATAACGCTACCTTGTACAGCTTTTACTTGATTATCAAAATACGTTTTCATAGAAGTTAAATAAATTGAATCAAGTGCTACAAAAACAACAAAAGTAACTAAAACTTGAGATAAATTCAAACTAGTCATATAAAGTATCCTGATATTATTTATTAATTTAGCAAATATTTTATATGTCTATATTATAAAATGACATCTGTTGGTTATACAAATCCTATTAGTGCTTCTGGCGGAAAAACATTAATATTGCCTGGAAGAATATCCGCATTGGGTGGTGGAATTCCCGGGTTTATTCCTCAAGCAACATACAACACAAACAACAACAATGAGTTTGTTGAAACGCGTTTCGCACTTAAGCAAGCGTGGAATACAAACTATGCTAAACGTGTAAATAACCAGAAAGCAATTTGCACACCCTTTCGTGCTATTAACAATGCTGGTGATTTATTGAGTCGCAAATATTATTCATGTGGTGGGCCTTGCCAAACATTTCAGAGTCGTCCTGGTTTATTTGGTTTAAAGGGTCATTTTGGTCACATTCAAGATCAATGTGATGGAACAGGAGTTCAACCTTCTTCATGCAATGTGAAATATGTATATGACAGCTCTGATTATATCAGATATACTAAACAAAAGGCAGTTAATAAGAACTACAATGATGCGTCATATGGTGGAAACAATTATTCCGGTGCTCAATCCGCAATTAGAGCGATTAGAAGATATTAAGGTCGTATTTATACTAAATTTTTTATAATTATATCAACTTATTTTATAGTTATAAATGGCAAAAACTTTGAAAAGAAGGACCATGAAAAAGAGAATCACGAAAAGAAATAAAAAGGGCGGAGAGATAATTAACTCTTTAGCACAAATTAAAACAAATAACAATTTTATATTAGGAGAGATTGCTCGTGCGGAGGCAAATGGAGATTGCGATTTTTCTCAAATAAAAGAAATTGCAGAGGAAGAGAAGCGAGTTATTGAGAATGAGATAGACGAGCAACTTGCAAAACAAGAACAAGAATCAGAACAAAAAGAAGAGTCTCCAATAGTAGAACAAGAGGCACCCAAAGAAGAACCAAATGATGAAGCATCAGGTGTTTCTTCTCCAGTAGTACCTATTTCTGAAAGAGAAGAGAGAAAAGAAGTACCCATAATGCAACAAACAATAACAATAAATGGTTTTACTGGAACTGTTGGTGAATTATTAAGTAGAATGAGAGAAAAAGTTATTCAATTAAAAAAGAATGCTGGAAATAAATACAAAACCACAATTGATAAGCTTAGTGCAACAGCAAAAAAAATTTCATCTGATGCAACTGATAGCATTGATAAGATAAAAGAAATTTTAAAGAATGACCAAATTACATTTAAGAATAATAAATTATTTGGTGGCAAAACAAAGAAGATACGCAATAAAAAATCAAATAGAATGACAAAAAGAAGATAAGCTTAGAATTTTCTTTTCCATAGTTATAGTATATATATGACAACAATTGCTTATCATCAATATACGAATATTCCTTATATGAGTGGTAGTTGGGCGAGTGCTCCGGTAACAGGACCTTTAAGCACAAATAGGACGCCTAACACAACAGTTCAAAATCAGCTTGGAGTTTTGACTGGAGTTCATCCAAATCCTCCACAATTTTATCCTTCAGATGGTGCAAGTACTTTTTCTCAATCTAGGGCTCAATACAGAAGAACAAATACAACTCAATTTAATTTTGGAAGGGGAACCCAAAGTTTTTCATTTTTAAGACCAACAACACAATATTCAGCAGATTTGCAAAAGAGTTTTGTGGTGTCTCAATCCACAAAATACACGCCACCTGCGTCATCATCATTGTATATGGCGGCTAAAAGGAGTGCTGCAGTAGGTCAAAGCTCATTAAAGCAAGGATTGCCAAATGCAGCACCACTTTCATATAAGAGTTATGATAGGAATGATGTTAAGACGGCATTAAGAATGGTTAGGTCTGGTGGTTGTGTTGCTCCAGCCAAAAAGGGATCAATATTTAATAGAAGTCTTTGCAGTGGGGCTGCATGCCCATGGGGAGCTTTAGTATCGCAAAATTATTAAAAAAAATTTATACAACTAATATATAAAATGAACAAGTATGTTGTTGAGTTTTTAGGTACACTCTTGTTGGTGTTTGTTATTTTGGCTACAGGAAATTATTTAGCAATTGGTGCGGCTTTAGCATTAGCTGTTTTATTGGGTGGAGCTATTTCAGGTGGTGCGTTCAACCCAGCGGTCACACTTTCTCTTTTAGCTGCCGGAAAGTTGCCTGCAAGTGATGTTGTTCCTTATATTGTAGTTGAAGTTGCTGGTGCTTTAGCGGCGTTCCAATTATACAAAATGCTTTTTTAAATTAAAATAATAATTTATTAAAAACTAATATAAAAACATTACATTAGTTATATTGTGCTTGAATTAAGCAATTCAAGTACAATCCGCGTTAATAGTGTAGTGGTAACACGCAACCCTTCCAAGGTTGAACTGGGGGTTCGATTCCCTCTTAACGCATATTTAGGTATATTCTATGGTGCAATTATATTATAATTTCTTTTATTATAATATAAATGGCAAAAACAAGAAGACATAGAAGCCGTCGTGGTGGCCAAGAAGAAGGCACATCATCAACATCATCATCAATGAGTGTTGGTGGAAGATCTAGAAGAAGACGTGGAGGTCAATATGGACCTTCTACTGCTCCCGCAACAACAAATTCTAGTAACTTGCTTGGAGACATTGGTTCTGGTGCTCAAAAGGCTCTTGATAAAACAAAAGAAGGATTTTCATGGGCCCTTAACAAAGTTTTCCCTGGTTCGGTGACTACCAACCCCCCAGTTCAACCTTACGCTCTTGGCGGCCGTAGAAAACGCAGAGGTGGTCAACCCAAAGGATTTGACGACTCTTATAAAAGCGTTCCTGCATCAATAAATGCAAAGGGTGGAAGCCGCAGAAAGCGTAGAGGCGGCGGTGAAGTTGTTGGTTTTGATGAGAACTGGAAGGAATATGGGACTATCGGCGGAAGCAGAAGACGCAGAAGAAAGCATTAAATTTAGTGCAATAAATAAAGAATATTGTTAATAATTGAAGAATCAATTGGTGGTTTATTTTTTCCACTAGTTGTTTTACCTTGATTTTCATAAGATTTGCAGTCTGTTCTCCAGTTATATTTAGCCGAGTTAGGCCAATTAATTTGTCCAGCACCCGGAGCTCCCAATGGGCGGCCTTTTGCAACACCACCATAATCACCAACGCTTGTTTTGTCTCCAGGCGTATCACCACTTGGATTTCCTTGGTCGCTCAAAGGTTTCCCATTTAATGTACCCGTATTTTTAATGTGACCATTTTGACAAGGTTCATGAAATGTTTTCATATATTGAGTTCTCTCTTTTTGATATCTTGTTTTTGCAGCCTTACATCTAGAATTGCACGCACCTTTTGCAAGTTGTCCACTATAACTTCTTTGATTTATTTCACTCGTAGTATATTTTTTAACATTATTTTTTTTATATTTATCTTTTGCCAATTTCAACTGGTAACGGTCTCTTGCCAATTGACATCGTTTATTACAAGGTGTTTTTACGGCACATCGCGAATTACATTTAGATGATAAAGCACTTCCTCTTGCTAGTTTTGATCGTTGAAATTGTTTATGAAAATTTGGGTCCGTTGTTGCATGTAGTGGCGGAATTTTTTTAACAGGTTCTTTATTAAGTCTTCTTATTTTGAAAAACTTTATAGAATCATTAATAGCATGATTAAATACACTTCCAAAAATATTCGCATTACCAATACTTATAAACAATGAAAAAATATATAGAGATAATTTCATCTTTATATATTTAAACAATTTATCTTTAATCCTGTTTTTAAATTACTTGCGATGCTTCATCATGATGCAGTATAAAATATAAATTCCTAGAATACCTAGACAAGCAAAGTATAACTGAACAATTGGGTCATCTGGCATTGAATCTAATATTGTTTCGGGATTTATATCCATATTTTGAAATGACTCATTGCATCTTCTTCCTGAAACTGGATTAGTTCCACCATTTCCCCAGTTGCAAGGATCCATATTTCCTATATCCACAGTTGTGACAAAATGAGTTTGTGTTCCAACTCCATTAGGACCTAATGCAGGACCACTATTTGGTGGGGTTGGCCCAACAACTTGCATTGTAATCTCTTGACACTCTGGTGTAGAACCTGATGTAAAAGATTGCATAATAGCAAACGGATTTAATGCATTTAAATTTCCCATTGTTCCTGGAATTAACCCCTTAAAATTAGAAAAATTTGTATCTAAACCTGATGATACAAATGGTATATTTCCCATTGGAATATTATTAATATAAATAAATCTGTCCACTTCTTGTCCTGTTTTTTTATCCTTGCATTTTCCACCAGTCTGTAAGAAAAACTTATTTCCTAAAGGACCACCTGTTGTTGATGCACCGCCACCTGTTACTAAAACCTGCACATATTGTATTAAACCATCAATATCTCTACCCATTGCAGATAAACTTCCTTCATCTGACATACCAATTGCTCTAGGATTTTTAATATTTTCCCAATAAGGATAATCAGGACCTAATAAGTTTTTTTCTACATCAGATGCATTTGATAATACTTGTTGAAATATGTTTGACATATAATTTATACCAATATAAATATTTTGCAACTTGCAAGTTTATTTAAAATATAAAATGCATCGGAATTTATTTATATTTTAAATATATTTTTATGGAGCACTAGATAACCCACTAGTTGCCAATGGCTTATTTCCAGCCAATTGAGTTGCTGCTTGAGCTTGTTGATTTACTAAACTAGCAACTTGCTGATTTAAAGCAACCACATTTCCACTAAGATCTTGAACTTCTTTGTCTAGCCCCATTAATTTACTTACTTGGTCTTGCAAAACTTGAATTGCACCGGAATTTTTATAAGCTAAAACAGATGATGAACAACTTGAATTGTCATTTGCTCCTTCATTCTCAAGTCCTTCCCTTTTAAATATTGTGGAACTATTAGCTAAAAATGCTTGATACAATATTAAAACTATAAATAATAATATCAATACCTTTGTCAACATTAATATATATAAACACTTTTATTTTCTTCTTTAATTATAATATATGGCAACCGCATTTTACCCACAAGGCATGCATTCATATAACAATTCATTAACAGCTCCATTTACAGCTCCTTATAGAACATGGAAGGGTACTGGATTATATAGTAATCCTGTAGGAATAACAGCTGGAAATATACGCCCTTTAACAAACAATGACTTAACTAATATTACTGTTTATAGACAAGGTTCTGCAAGACCTCTTAAATGGCAATTTAGAAAACAAACACTCACACAAGTCCCTTACACAATTATAAATCCTAATAACCCCAATCAATACATCACTGTGCCACAAAATAGAGGAACAAAATCTGCCGCTGGTTTAGAAAATAAAACTGGCGGATTAATTGGACAACTTATGGACAGACCTGGAGGATACTCTGTAAAAGAAAACAGAATTGACGAAGTTAATGAAACCTCAAAAGCTGATTTAGATTGCATAAATTGTACTGGAATTAGCGTTGTTACTGATTATTATCCCGAATATTATCTAACCAATAACCCATTGCCCGTATGCACTCAGCCTGGAAATTGTTGCAATGAGCCCAGAAAAGCTTTATTACGTGTTAGACCCGCCAGCACAAATTTAAAGAAGAATTATTTTACAACTCTTCAACAATACAGAGAAAACCGCTGTAAAACTTATGAACAAAAAGCTTTCAACTTTAAGACTGAAAATGATTATCTTACTGACGCAGCTATTCTTAAAAATAATCCTAATATTACGGCAAAAATGCTCGCAAATGCAAAACCTGGAAGCCCACTCACTTTATTAAATACTTATGTTGGTAATTGCTACCCCAACACTGGATTAAGCACATATTCCCAAGTTGAATTGGTTGCAATGGCTTTTCAAGTTTTAAATAATAATGGAATGTTTTCTAATGATGACATTACCAATTTTTATAATCTTAAAATTGCCACATTGCAGCAATTTGTTTGGTTTATCTCTGATCTAAAATCAGGAAAAACCGTGCAAGCAGCATATCTTTTCAAAAACTTTATTACCAACCCTTATATTGGAATGTCTTTATCTGGTCCAAGCAATCCCAATGCTTGCAAGTTAGCTGTCTATAAACCAAGTAACCCTCAATTTGCGGTTGAAGGTGCAGTATCTAGTAGTACAAGAACATTAAAATTAACTGTAAACACTATCCGTACAGCAATTAGTGACACTCGTTCTGGTTCTAATAATATTATTCTTAACTTTGGCAAACCTGGAAATGTACCATACATTTACAAATCCAAAGTGCAAAAATGTACACCAGCATTGCCTCTTATATTCAGAGGACTTGGCGTTCATTCACCATTATACAACCCAGCAACATGCAGCGTTGGACCAGCCAAGGGAGTTGTTGCAATCAAGCAAAACTTGCAGGCGGGTGGTTCTTACGTGGACAATTCACCCGCAGTCTATTAAAAAATTTTATAATAACTATAATTTATTCTTTATTTTCAGAATCATTATCGCACAATGTAACTGGTAAAAAAATGTTTAGTTTGTCAACAAACTTATTATATGGTATTTTATTTTTTTCACACCATTGGATACACTTTTGAATATTATTCTTTTTAAGTGTTTCTATCTTATCATCACGGTTTTTATTTTTAATAGTGTTAACAACATGGTCTAAATGCTCTAATTGTTGCTGTCCATTAATAATATTAGACTCTTCTATTTTATTTAAAAAATAATAAGGCAAATCTAACCCAAGTATTGAAGTAACCATATTTCCATTCACATTAAACTCTGTCATTATTGTCTTTAAAATTTTTAGGATATTATTGTTTTCTATTGTCTTTGAGTAATCTGAAACAAAATTTTTGCATATTAAAAATCTCTCACTCTTCAAAACATTGCTTGCATTAGGCTTTATTATATAAACTTTTTCATACATATTTGTTAATAAATATATTATCTCCAACATAGGTTTAAAAAATATAGAATCCACTTTTATTATACATAATCCATTTACATTTTGATAAGTTAATATATTACACAAAACGTTTACAAATTCAATTAAATATCTATTTACATCTTGTTCTTCAGTAAAATCGCTTAATTCAAAATATAAAAAATCTATTGTCATTGATTCCACACCAATAATGTGATTAAAAGTTGTTGGTTCCAACACATAATCATAATTAAAGTCGTGATTATTTTCTCTAAAAATATTCATACAGTCAATAGTTGCCGCATTATTTTTTCCACAATGCAATGATCTAATATTTCTACCATTAAATGATTCAAAAATATTAAATGAGTTTACAATTTCCATAAAAGTATAAAAATTAGCCGAACTTGCTTTGATTTTACTAACAGAAAATTTTGAACCTGGAACCCTACAATGAACAAACTCATATGGGTTGACAGCTTTATAAATTAGGTCAATGTTGTATTCTGGATTTTCAGAATCCTGCAAACTTTGCAAGAATCTTATTTGATCTTGTGCTAGTTTTAAATAATGCAATAAACTAAATGAAATAATTGGTTGCACCGCGTCTTTGTCTTTACTGTAACTTGGAGTTAACTTGCAAATAGTTTGTTTTCTAGGTAATGTGTAATAGCTCATTGTAGAGATTATATTATCATATAAAATTTTGTTTAAGTGATTAGCAAAATATTATATATTTCTTTAGTTATAAGTTATTTTTATTCCTCAAGTTTTAAAGTTACTTTCTTTTTTGATGCTGGTTTTTTAGCTTTAAGAACCGGAGCTGGGGTTTCTGATTCTTTAATAATGGTAACCTCAGTTGGCTGAACTGGAGCTTGTGTTTCTTCTTCCTCTTTAATTGCCGCAGGGGCTGCTTCTGTATCAAGAACAAAGTTTAATTTCTTTGCTCTGGATTTCTTTACCTTTGCAGTAGGATCTTCTTCAACAACTTCTTTAATCTCTTCAACAACAGGATTTTCATCAATTGCCTCTGTTGCAGTAGATAATAATAAAATCTTTTTATTCAACGGCTTAGCCTTCTTGGATTTTTCCAAAGTCTTTTCTGACTTTTTCTCCTTTTTATATGCTTCAGCTCCCTTTTCTGATTCCATTTTTTTAATCTTCTTTCTTTCAACGAGCGAATCGTCTATAGATTCCAATGCAATTTTCTCTGCATTTACGTGACTTATCTTCTTGAATACAAAATATCTGTTCAAGAACGAAATTTTCTTTTCATTTGGTGTCATATTTAATGCACTACCATATTTTTCTTTTTTCATTGGTTGACGTTTAACTTCCTCATCCATCATGTTGAATAAATCAATAAATGAACCAGACCCTTCCGGAAGTCCAATTAATTTGGCTTCATCTCGCTTTAATAATTGGAATCCATAATTTTCCATAACACGCTCCAAGTAATCAAAATTTACCAAGTATTCTGGAAACATTTTATTAATTGTCTCTTGAAATACATCTATCTTATATCCCAAACTAGTTACATCATCGTCAAACTTTTCATCTTCATATTCTTTTCTGATTTCCCAGATTTTTCTATCACCTTCGTACAATTCAACACTTTCACCAATCTTTTTCTTTTTCAACATATTGAAGATTAACTTACCATCATAAGTTGTACCAATAAAATACCCATTAAGAGCGGTGCATTCAGAAACATTTCTAATAAAATTTTGGAAAGTAGATTGATTTTCAAACAAGTAGTGAATAGCAAATTGACAGGATGAGACGTTAAAACCGTTCTCTCCTTTTCCATATTGTTTGGCAACGCCTTTTCCAAGTTTTTCGGCATCATTTGGTCCATGACCAAAAACAGCCTTTGTAATTTGAACAGCCTTATCGTTTAACATTGCTAAACCATTGCGAATATTTAAACCACTATTTCCATTTACAAATAATGCACTAGGAACATGTTTAAAATCTTTTCTGTAATTTAGGAAACGAGCACATGCACCATTTAACCTATTTTCCAAGTTATCCTTTGAAATATCAATTCCAAACACAAAAGAGAGATTAGCATCAATCCATTTTGAAAAATCTCCACCTTTTCCGCAAGCATAATCAATTAAAATGTCATTTCTTTTTGAAACGCTTGTTATCAATTTGTTCTTAACAAACAAGTTGTGAAAGTCGCGAAGACCGCGAGTTTTGCTACTTCCTGCAAATTTATTATAATAAATATCATCGTCTCCTAATTCATCCGGGATATCATTTCCAGTACAAATCATTTCCTCTGTAATTGGATTGTGAATAGAATGCCAATTGCTATCAGCGACAAGATAATTGTTTCCAAAATTCGGTTCACCATTTCTCAATTCAGCAGTTTTATCATAACGAACTCGCAATGGAACCCATCTCCAACCCTTTTCATTATTCAATTCATAGCGAAACTCAACAATTGTATTATCACCAAAGACTTCGTCTTCTTCCGTGTACATTTGAGAAATTCCAGTGTCATCTTTCTTAAGCATAATTTTGCAAACACCAGCACTTGGGTCATATGGGTCTGTTGGATAAAATTGCAGAGGATAATAATCATCTGTTCTATCATCAGCCGATCCAAAGGTTGGAAGCTTATCATCAATCACATCTTGACATGGATTGATATATCCATTCTTTTTTTCACTAAACCCGCATCTAAGAATAATTGTTTTATACTCATTTATTTGAGTTGTTGCAGCTGTTTGCAACCCTCCTTGAAAGATGGGTGTAACTTCATCAGTCCCGTTCTGAGACTTTTTTGTTGATACAAGGAAATCAATTGTGTTGAATTGTGGTGGTTTCCATTTAAATGAGTAATCCCATGTTGATTTTCCAAGTCTTCCTACTTTTCCAATTTCATCTCCGCCAACTCCCATGCTGGCAGGTGTAAATATGAGTCCATCTGTATTATACTCAAATAACCCTTCCTTATCCTTTGTCAATATCAAATTACATGCACTAAATATGTTTTCTTCCGCAGTTAATGGATAAAACTCCTTTGACTCTATTCTAATAGGACTAACTGCTTCATCCTTAACAACAGATTTGGGGTTCAACAACTTGATAATGTGCTTCAATAGTGGAAGTCTAAATTTTGATTTCAACTCGTCCTTTTTTCTTGGAACAAAACCAAGTGGTCTTACATCCTTTTTTTCAATAAAGTAAATATCAAAAGCAGCATACAAGTTAATAAATTTACCCAACTTATCATGCAAGATAATTTCTCCGTCAATAATGGTATTAAACAATTCTTTATGCTCCGTTTCAGCACCAGTAAATATAACATTCATATTTGTGTTTAATAAGTAGATTTTACCTTTGGACGAAACAAATAACAAATTGCGTTCACCATCGGCTTTTTCAGTAACAGTATAATCCTTACGAATGTTCGGAATAACCGTATTATCATTAATGGGTGCAATGTTTTGAATTTGAAGAGTTGTTGATGAAGGACCAATAAAATTACTTGGTCTAACTCTCCAATGCTTTTTAGCATCATAATTATCTCCTTGAATAAGCTTCATATATTCTTGCAAAATGTCTCTTTGTTCTGGATAAGAAATTGGATAATTTGTTCCTTGAAGCCCCATAAGAACATATTTTATAGCCTTGCGAATGGATGACAACAATCCAGATGGAGCATCTGTCAAAGTTCCTGGACCAATCTTTGAGTTATTTACTTCTAACTCAATTTCATAAATTTCAGGGTTATCAAACACATTTGCTTCTTTTGTTGTATATTCCAAAATGGGTTCACTGTTTGAAAACTTAGACGACTTAACAATGCTAATATCAACATTGACAGGAATGTCTGGATGCGAAAAGGTAACACGATTAATATATCTAAAACTTTTTTTTGATTTTTCCCAAGTATCAACTATATTTTGAATAACACCTGAATTTGCCCTCATTTTATTCTCAACGCTGTACGAAACTCTGAAGTTGAAATCATCAAAATTAACAGGTCTTGTCCTTTGAGCATCCTTTCCTACACCATGAGAATAATGTCCCTTGTTGTGAAATTGAACATCATGTCCAGATGCCATAAGTTTTTTTATGTCGTTGTGATTGCAATATTCTTGAATTGCATGAAACCCATTTATTTCTGTTCTAATAGATGAGACCTTGAATTTTGAAGTATTTGGATCTAAAAATTCATTACTAATTCGCAACATATAATTGCCTTGCTCCAAAGTACTCGTAAATCCCAATGATTTTAATTTACGAATCACATTGTCGTAGTCAATTTTTGTTAATGGTCTTATGCCTTTAGTTCCAAAACGAACCTCCAACTCATTATTTTTATTAATGTCTTTGATAAATGGATTATTAGCCCAAAAGAGTTTTACCAAATTTTCAAATTGTGTTTGGGGAGACTCTCTTCTACCTGATGGTTCTAAATTTGTTTGTTCTTTCTTAGTAGATGACATTGTTATATATATACCAATACATATTTTTATATTCAAATCAATTTTTAATTTTATAAATTCATAACCAACATTTCGTACAAGTCTTTTTTGGTTTTTTTACTTAAATCTGTCCCATTTTCTGATAATCCCATTTTTGTAGCTAATTTAACTAATTCATCTAGTTTGTATGAAGTCATAGCCTTCAATGGTTTATCAAAACTATCCCAATTAAAATATTCCGTTCTATATTTTTCCAACTGCTCTTTTGAAACATTTTGTTCATAACAATATTTGTAAGCAGAAGAATCGTTGTTATTAATGCAATGAACAACATATGTTGGCGATTGGTCATCAAACAATATTTCAAAACACTTGCGTTTGTGAATATACATAATATTAATATTGTGCGAGATGCACAATGCTATGAATGTTTTCATCCCAATTATTTGTTTATTTGCGAGTTCATCTTCTACATCTTCTTTTATATTTTTAATTTTCTTGCTTTTTAACTGTTGTTTATTATTCCGCATGTATTCAATAAGTTTAAACTTTATGGTTTTTTCATTTACAAAACTGGTTGCATCTGGATATTCATATTTTTCAAATCCATTTTGAATAATGAAAAAACACCAAAATAATTGGTCTTTTTCTCTTGGATAAAAAAATCTTTCAGGTTCTTTCTTTTGAATAATTTGCGTAACTGGTTTGGGGGTTTCGGTTTTACTCTTATGTTCATTGTCTGAACCTTGTTGGTAAAACGTTTTTGCTAAAACTTTTCCAGTTAACATATAATCTTGTAATTTATTCAATACATGATTATAATCTGTTTGTTTATTAATGACACTATGCATATTTATTTTTTACTGAATTATCTTTATTATCTTTCGCAAAGTATATATTCTTAAAATCTTCCTTTTGCTTTTCAAGAAAGTTCAAGTGATACTCTTGTGTATTTACATAGTTTATGTAGTTCTTCAAATTTTCAATAATGTCGTGTGGAAGTTCAGTCAAATTAATAAAGGTTCCATATTTGTTTTCATTTAATGTCACGGTTGAGTCCTTGCTCAAGATTCTTAAGATTTCTACTTGATTGAACTTTGGCAAAGATTCTATTTTTTGACGAATTATTTCTAATTCAGAAATTGAATCAACATTATCTACGACTGCGTCTTGCATTTTTATAAAATCATCTTACAATGTGTTTAAATGAATTTATAACAAATTACTTATTGAATGTTTTTCTTTAAACATAACAAATAAGTTTTTGGCAATTGTAACGCATCTCCCAAAAGTCTCCTACCTCATAACGGTCATTTATCCAACAACGACCTTTTAGAACATTTATAACAACAAATTTATTATTTGGAAGCTTGAACCATGCACATCCGGCTTTTAAATCCCCAACAGTATCATATTTCAATTGCCTAATCTTTGGCCGCCTTAGCAGCATTTGGTAGCGAGAGTCATCCTTGGGTATGCGATGAATGTTAATATACTTTCCATTCCGCCAACAACCTTCTCCGGTATATTCTTTAATAATATCAATAACATGCCACGGCAAAATACTTCTCAAGACATAAGCCATTTTTCTTTTGTATTTGGTGCAATTAAAAATAATTGCAATAAACGATCAATTTTTTTTGAAAAGACCCTTTTAATCATCTTCAATTACTAACTTTGGTTTGGATATTTCTTTATTCATACCCATAGTGGAATAATCTTTTTTAGGCTCAACTAATTCAGCAATAATGGAAACATACTTGTCATTCAATTCAAAACGCTGTCCAATAACGCGAGCTGTAAACTTTGAACCTTCCTCAATAGTTGAGAAATACTGCATCATATAGTGGTGATCTCTTGTAACAAATACAACAATCGGCGATGGTGTTTCATCGGAACTTTCAGCACGAATTCCAGCTTTTGTGATATTCTTAGCAACGCATTGAATAAGCATTCCTTCAACTGGACAACAAATTTGACACTCAAAAACTACTTCAAATACAATATTAGTACCTCTAATTAGCCCACTAGAATGCGTTACAATTTTACATGAGTTTGGTTTAATAAATCCTTCAACCACACATTTTCCCTCATAATTTAATGAAACAAATTTTTCAATTGTTTCCTGAATATTCTTGCCCACACTAACAATAGGAATAGATATACTACGTGTTATTAGTGACCTTGTATAAATATTATTTTCTAGTTGTTGTTTCTTTTTATACCTTGGTTTTGCAAGAGCTTCCATTTTATATTATACAAACATCTTTTTATTATGGTTTCAATTTTTAATTTAATTGTAAAACAAGTATAATTAAATTAAGATTTAAAGACTATTAAATTTTTAATTCCTTTTTAGACAACATAGCAGATTCAAAATCAAAAAACCAAAGTTTGTTATTCTTTTTAGTTTTATTGTAATATCTGAACAAAAATTCTTCAAGAGAGCACAATTCTGCTTGAACCATTCCTTTTGTTGTTCCATTTGTATACTTTTCAAATAATTGTTCTCCCATAAGTTCAGTTAAAACTGTTATTTTTCTAGGCTTTGATGATTCATCGCAACGAGCACCTGTATTTCTTTTTGCCTCCATATCTTTCACTTTAAAAACCAAATACCTATTTTTAACTTCTAGTCCAATAAATCCAATAATATTATTTACTTCAAATTTTGTAAAATCTAATGTTTTAGCGGTTTCTATTGCTACTTCTCTCTCATCTTCCGGTTCAGCTTTTATCCATTTTTTACCTTTTAATATCATAACGTGAATTTTATCCGCAGAAAACAATATTATACTTGTTATTCTTTTTGTTCTGATAATTTTACTATCTAAATATCGTTTAATATAATATTCAAGTACATTTTCATCAAATGAGTCAAATGAATAAATATAGTTCATTAAACTTACTTTTTCATTAAACAACAACATATCTACTAAATGTTCTACCAAAAATTGCAATGTATCTGCTGACGTCATTATACCATTTTTTACTAATTTTCTCATTGTAACTCCACAATGTTTATACCAATTATCATCTCCTCTTGGAACGTTTTCTGTTGTTCTAAAAAATGACAAAGTTAAATCATATTCTGTTTTTAATTCATTCATAACCAATGGTTCTTTTACACGCTCTGGTTCAGATTCAGACTCTGGTTTTGGTTTTTCTTCCTCCTCTTCTAAAACCAATTTTGGTTTATTTTCAATCTTTGATTCTTTTTTAGTGGCGGGTTTTTCAATTTCAACATGTTCTTTTGCTAAATCTGGTTTTATGTCAAATTTAATCATGCTATGTTTATAATCCAATGGAACTGACCTTTCAAATATAGAAACTCCATTATTGTTTAATTCACTGGGTTGAAACAAATAATAATCGCCAATGTTAATTAAATGGCCTGTTCTACCATATTTGTCCACAATTGGTTCATTTGCATCTTCTATCATTTGCGTTAAAGCCGCATATATTTGAACAATCGGATAAGGTTTTGGTGTATTTATTCTATGCATTAAATCAGTCTTTTTATAAAAGAATTTCCCATCTATTTTATCTCCAAATAGTTTTCTAATTTTCTGAAGTATTTTTTCGGAATTCATCATAATAAATGTTTCATTATATGTATCTTCTCTTATATTTTCTTCTAACAAAGTCTTCTCAGGAAAACATTTATATTCACAATCAGCCATATAATCGCACGCAGCCGAGTATGGAACGTCACCTACTTTAAAATCATCAATTACCATTCCATTAGATAAAATTTGTTTCACATCATTCTTTGTATTAGCTTCAATATTTTCTTGAGTAAAATTTGTTTGATCGTGATTAATTAAACAATCAACAGAAGTTTCTTTCAAAAGACGACTTACACGACCCATTTGAATTGCTTTATATTCAGCGAGCCTATAAACATATAAATCCGCAGACTCTTCTTCCGTATTTTCCAAAATAGTACCATAAATAAAAAGCTCTACGTTTCGTTTTTCAAACTCCAAATTTTTATGACTTGAATTTCTAACGCCACGACCAATAATTTGTTCTATTCTATTCATGTTATACCAGGGGTCAATTATATGAACTTGTCTTAAACACTTAAAATCAACACCCTCTGATCCAGCTTGAGATATAAGGATAACCTTAATTTTATAACCGTCTTTATTATCATCATTTGTAACAGCTTTTACTTCAAAATCGTTGTTTGGTGATAATCTAGAGTCACCTGTAATCATAATGTATTTTGCTGGCATAAAACTATCTTTTTTATTAGAACGCGGCTTCATTGTCCTTGCATCAACAGGTTCTACTGGTGGAGTTTTAAATAATGATTTTGCACCATCCCCATAACGTGTAAATCCCATTTCTTCTAATGCTAATGCAACTGGTATTAATCCACCATCAATGTATTGAGAATAAATTAAAATTATTCCTTCTGATACCGTTCCATCATCTGAAACTATACTATTACAGATTGATTTTATTTTTGAACTATAATTACCAATTTTGCTAGGAGAGAAAATACGCAAATCCTTATCAGAAATCCATTTTTTATATTCAAATGAACCCTTTTCTGGTGGTGTTTTGCTGTCAATAAAATCCATAACTCTATCTAGCCCCTTTTTTCCTGTTAAATCATTTGCATTAATATAAATTTGACTATTATCTGAATCGTCGGAAGAATCCCCTCCTTTGTAGGATGAAATAGATTTTTCACTGGATGCTTTTCTAGTCAATTTAATTCTTGGTTGAATAGGTTCTAAAGCTGATTCTAATTGTTTTCCGCGGTATAAAGGTAATTTGGGTTCTTCCTTTCTCTCCTCAACTTCTTCTTCAGCTTCGGAACTATTAGAATCAATTTGTTGTACGGCAGATTCAAGACCTTCTATGGGATAAACAATATTTAATGTTTCTAATGGAATTTGGAGTAAAGTATAGCCAAATGCTTCCATATTTTCAAAACTAGGCATTTCTCTTACTACGCCAGTTTTTGTTGCTGTACTAATTTTGCGTTTTCTTAAACTATCAATGGCAAACTTATAACCAAGAGACTGATAATTACCAATATTAGTTAAATATATTGTTGATTTAAGAACATTTATAGCCTCTTCAGGTTTAATTTTCTTTCCATTCATTTGGAATTTTGGATAAGGAATGTCCTCCAAAGTAGATTCTGGAGAGAAAATAGAAGGATAAACTCTAAATGGAAAAGTGTAAGGATTCTCTCCTCTTACAAATGACACATATCCGGTAGCTTTTCTTATAAGTAATTCCTTGCCTTCTTCTTCTCCATCGGGCCCCTTTTTAAAATTTCCATCTTTATCAAATACATCTTTGATCTCAATAGTAGCTCTCCTGTCATTCAAATTCATCAAATTCAATAACCAAATTATCTCTCTATAACTGTTATACATTGGAGTTGCAGATAATAACAATAATCTCATATTTATTGCAGACTTTACTAAATCAAGCAGTTGAAGAGCAACTTTTTTGTTTTTATTTTCATCAGCAATTCTAATATTATGAATCTCGTCAATTACAATTAATCTATTATCAAATTCATATTTCAAATTACGAACCATTTTTACATGTTTATCGGCTTCATCCTTGTAATAACCTTTTACTTCCTTTACTTTTTCAATATAGTTGGCAAATTCAATGTAACCCAAAAATAAATAAGACGCATTAATAATGTTTTTAACTTGACTAACAACCTTTTCTTTAGTAATACCCTTCATATTCATAGGATTTATCTCTTTCAAAAGCTTATTTCCAGTGCATCCGCGAATATTCCATAAACCATCAACAAGTTTTAACTTTCTCTCGTCAAATAATTGTAAACGAAAATTATCCTGAACATTTGGTGATGCAACTACTATAATTCTTTTTGAAATACCCATTTGTTTTAAATAATCACGTTGTTCTTCGCAAACACCGATTGCAGTACATGTTTTGCCTGTTCCCAAACCATGATATAACAATAAACTATTATAAGGTGTTTGAAACGAGAGAAAATTGCGAACAAATGCTTGGTGAGGAGATAACTCAAACTCTGCATTAGCTAAAATATCAGCTTGTTCCTTAATGTCGTATATTTTACCATCATATTTCGTGTCACTAAATTCTTTCTTTTCTGCTATTTTAACAATAAAATTCGGATCATTTAAACTGGGATAAAGGTAAGAATCTTCTTCTGGATTTTTTGCCAACTCAGTTCTCTCAATCATTTCCTTTTTAAGAACAAATTTGTTGCAAGTTTTGTCATATGCTTTTTCTGAAGTTCCACACTCATTGATTTCAAATTCTTTTTTTAATTCTTCCATTGTATCTCCGGTTTCTTCTGGAATAACAACTAATCCTGGCTTAATGGACTTTCTTGGTTTTATCAGTTTTTCTTTATTTCGTGTTTGCATATTATATATTACGAATATAATCTATATTCTTGTAATACTTTATTAATATTTGTGATTAATTGTTTTTTTTCTAAATTATAAGGTCTAATTGCCTCTAAACATTGTGATATTGTTTTCCACTCCAATTTGCTAACCTCTGATTTTTGGTAACTCTGCAAAATATCAACAGTTTCATTCATATAAGCCAAAAAATATTTATGTTTATAAGATTTGTGATTAGAACCAATAAAGATTTCCTCAAACGGAAGCAAATTGTCAATTACAGTTATATCTTTACTTGAATATCCAGTTTCCTCTTCAAACTCTCTCAGAGCACATTCTAAATCCTTCTCTTGAAAATTCCGACGACCCTTTGGAAATTCCCATTCTGTTTCACTCCAAGAAGTCTTACTATTTTTTATAATATCAGAAAGTGTTATTTTTTTATTAGCGTCGCCATTTGTTTGAATTCCATTTTTTATTATTTCAAATTTTTTTGATGAAGCAACTTCTTCACCTCTATATTGAATTCCATTATTGTCACCCCACAATAGCTTCCATAAACTATCAAATGATTCCGTTTTTAGGCGTTCTTTTTCAAGAATTGACATTTCGTCAACACTTTTTTGAATTTGATCCACATTATAAGATGAATATTTTCCTCTAATGAGGTCAATATAACCAAAACTATCTTTACGGCGTATCATTAAATATTGAATACCCTTATCGCTTGGTCTAAACAATATAATTCCATAACTAGTGATAGGCAATTTGCATTGGTGAAATAAATGTCCATGTTTTCCGCAGTTATTACATACATTTGTTTTATTCATTCAATATATTACTATTATTATATAGCGTTTTATGTTTAAACAATAATCTTTTAATATTAATTTAATCAAATGGCGTTAGATCCAAAAGTATGGGGACCTCATTATTGGTTTTTCTTACATACAGTGGCAATGTGTTATCCGCATAGACCAAATACAATAACCAAAAAAAAGTATTATGAGTTTATTCATACCATTCCAATGTTTATTCCTATAGAAAATATTGCTTCTCATTTTAGCCAATTGTTAGACCAATATCCAGTGTCACCTTATTTAGATTCGCGGGATGCATTTATACGATGGATGCATTTTATACATAACAAGATTAATCAACGACTTGAAAAACCATCTATATCATTGAGCAAATTTTATGAGCATTACTATGAACAATACAAACCAAATGATTTGAAAATGAGAGAATATTATAGAATGCGAAGCAAAATTATATATTTTGTTCTTGTTGTTATTTTTATAGGAACAATTTACTATTTCTATGACAAATAACCAAAACCAATACAATTGTCTAAAAATAATATTATCTTAGCTTATTTTAAGACAATAATTATAATGAAAAATGACAAAAATTATACAAGTTCAACAACAAAAACAACATTAAAAGGAGGAAAAGTGATTGGTTCTGGTGGTTTTGGGTGCATATTTAAACCAGCAATCAAATGCAAGGGACAACACAGAAATGAAAAAGATATTACAAAACTAATGAAAATAAAGTATGCAAAAAGCGAATATAAAGGCATTCAAAAATACAAGGAAATGTTAGACGGAATACCAAATTACAGCGATTATTTTTTAGTGGATGGATTTTCAATATGCGAACCAGATAAATTGGATGAAGAAGATTTAAAAAAGTTTGATAAAAAATGCAGTGCGTTAAAAAAGATGAAAATAACATCATCAAATGTTAATTCAAATTTAGATAAATTAATGTCTTTAAATATGCCATATGGTGGTATAGATGTTGGAGATTATATTGAAAATTCAAAAATGGATTATAAGAATCTGAGCAAGATGAATATTTCTCTCATTGAATTATTAAAAAAGGGAATTTTACCAATGAATGAAAAAGGTATTTATCATTGTGATATAAAAGATTCCAACATCCTTGTTCAAGAAAGTCATGGAGGTGAAGTTAAAACAAGACTCATTGATTGGGGTTTATCAACGACGTTCAAAGAGAGAAATAGTATTCCAAAACCATTAACTAAAAGACCATTTCAATTCAATGTTCCATTTTCAATTATTTTATTTAATGATACATTTACCAAGATGCATGGCGAATTTTTGAAGAAACATAAAGATCCGACCTATTTTGAAACGAGAGAATTTGTTATTAATTATGTGGTTACATGGATTAATGAGAGAGGTCCAGGGCATTTAAAATCTTTGAATAATATTTTTAAGGCCTTTTTTGAGAGAGGATTAATTAATATTGAAAATCAATTTAAAGAGGACTTGATAGAATTTGAATACACTTTTTATTTTATTTTTGAATACATTTCCTACGTTTTATTTAAATTTACTCGTGATGGAAAATTTGATAAGATGGAATATTTCTCTCAAGTATTTTTAAAGAACTTGGACGTTTGGGGTTTCACTATGACTTATTTACCTATTTTAGAATATTTAGAAAACTATTATGACGACTTGTGTGAATGCGAATTAGAAATAATAGATAAAATTAAAACTGCTATATTATATGTAATTGAGTGTAGTTACGTTCCAATTGATGTTGATAAGTTGGCAAATAAACTAGAGGAATTGACTCCATTATTTTTAAAAGCAGAGAGAAATTCTACCGTTCAGTTTGAAGAAAGAAAAACTACGGCAACTACCCAAAAACCTTCTAGTTCTGGTTCTAAAAAGAAATCATCCTCAAAAAAAACTCGCAAAACATCAAGATCTAGCTCTAAAAAAGTAACAAGCTCTAAAAAAACACGGCGAAATACAGTTTAAACTAAAACCTTAAATTAATTATAATCTCTCATTATATTATTATTAATGAAATTAGAATTACTTATATTTGGAATAACAGCATTTTTAGCTTACAACACTTATTACGATGGAAAATACACAAAAATGATAATGAAGAATAAAAAATATTTTCAAATTGCATTTTTTGTTTTTTTAGGTATCGTATTTTATCTTATGATTAAACGGAATCCAGCCAGATGTAAAAACTTATTGCTTCATGCAAACAACGTTGTTAAGTATATGCCAATTGATAAATCATCAATGGATATGCTCAGTCCTTTAATAGATTTTACAACAACGTCTAGCAACTCAAGTTTTATGGGCGATTTGCATAATGAAGAGGGATTTGCGTCATCCGATATGGGAACAATGAATGCAGAAAAACGGATATTACAATCAGGTGGTAAAAGCACAAAACGATCTGTAAGTGAAACTAAAAAGAAATATGTAGCATCCCAACAAGGTTGGAAATGTGGAGACTGTAAACAACAATTAAATGCATGGTTTGAAGTAGATCATATAAAACGTCTTGAATATGGTGGAACAAATGAAGTTGCCAATTTGGTCGCTTTATGTAGGGATTGTCATGGTAAAAAAACAGCCATGGAAAATATGTAAAATAACATTTTAGACATTTAAAAAAATATTTTTAAAAATAAACTTAGCTTAATTATTGAAAATATTATATAAATATAAACTATATAGACCGTATAATGTCAAGTATCTATAAAGATGTGCTTTCTGAAGAAGAATTGTATTATATAAATAATCATCCTCAAGTTCTTTTAGCCAAGTCTTCGTTGGATTCCCAATCATCTGGAATGGTATATTTTTCAGTACCTATAACCAATTCAATTCGTGCTACTTTACAAAGACGATTTGGTTTAGATCTTTCTGTAGATTCGCAAATACCTATGAGATGGATTAAGGGAGATATCGCACCACACGCGGACATTGGTTCATCAAACTTTCAAAACACATATTTACTGTACCTCAATGACTCACCTGGTGAGCTTATCGTAGATTCACAATCCTATCCTATTCAATCCAATACTGGTGTTGTCTTTAATGAAGGACTTTTACATAAAACGCTATATACAGAAAATGTTCCTCGTCTATTACTCGGACCAATGAATGAGCTGGCCGAACCGGTTGGTGCTACAGTAACATATTATTATCCAAGTGAAAATGACGCATTGGCTAATACGAATATCCTTGCTCAATATGGTAATTATACTATATTATCTGTATCAGGATATAATAATTGGAGAATAGCATCAAGTAGCACAGGACCTTCGCCACAAAATATAGTGTATAACGTTGGAGATACTCTTACTGGAAATTATAGTACTGATTTCTACTATTTATATCCCTCTGCTCCATGCTTCTTAGAAGGTTCTACAATCCTCTGCCAAGTAGATGGCGTTGAAAAATATATTCCCGTTGAACAACTGACCAATGGAACACTAGTCAAAACCAGTTTGAATGGATACAAACCGGTAGTATTAATTGGAAAAGGAACCATTGAAAATCCTGGAGATAACGAACGAACTGAAAATCGTCTCTATAAATGTTCTACTGCTAAGTATCCTCAACTCAAAGATGATTTATATATTACTGGTTGTCACTCTATTCTAGAGTTTCCTATAACAGAAAAACAGAAAGAAGACACTATTAAACATCTTGGTAAATTGTTTGTCACGGATAAAAAATATAGATTGATGGCATGTGTGGATGAACGCAGTGAGCCTTGGAATTCTAAAGGCATATACACAGTTTGGCATTTTGCTCTTGAAAATGACGACGAGCGAATGAATTATGGTGTCTATGCCAATGGAGGATTATTAGTTGAAACCTGTAGCATTATTTTTTTAAAAAAAAAATCAAATATGGTATTAGTTAATTGAATATTTAAGGGTTGTTACAGATAACAGTTAAAAAGAAAAAATGCAACATTTCAACTATTCAACATTTTAAATATCTAATGGTGTAAAAGGCAAAGTCAAAGTTAAACAAAAGAGAAGTTGAGCCAAATTATCATAAAATATAATGTAATTATATATTATGGACATTCCAAAAGCTACAGCAATTCCATTATTAAATACCATAAGTGCAGAGTCTGTTAGCAATTACGATTACTCAAAAATAAAAACGCCTCTAATATACGCAACATTTATAATAGTAATGTTGATTCTTATATCTGTTGTTATAGGTTTAATTTATTCAAAATCTGTAAACCTACCAAGCGGCAAGACATTAAGTCAAGAAGAAAATAATACAGCAATGATGATTGTGTCTTTTACTGTAGCAATTTTACTTATTGTTTTCATGACTATACCAAATTATAAAGATTTTTTAAATTTTATTGGTAGAATTAAATTTGTATTATTATTAGCAGGATACATAATTGGTCTTATTATACTTTATAGAAATGTTCCTCGGGGGATAATTGATGCATATCCTTTTATATTTTTTCCAGTAACTATGTTGATAGGAATTTATTTATTTTATTTAGCAATGGAAAAGGGTCAGCTTTATGGGTTTGATTTAAATTATGAACGTGTTAAATACGCTTTAATATATTTTTGTCTAATTGTTTTCATGTTATTGTTTTATACAGTAGACCCAGGTGGTTATTTAAAAACTTATTTTGGACCTTCTCTCGTTGTAACAATTTTATTAGCTATATTTGGGTTTCTTTATTTGGTTACTCTTATGACTCTTCCAACCATAAAAGGTTCAAGAGTTACTGGATTGCCTGGGGCGGATGAATCTGGGGGTGGATTATTTAAAGGATTGTCAAAAATGGGACTTTTCAGTGGAATTGGATTTTTGATATTTTTAATTGTTATTGTGGCTGGAATTTTGGCATATCCAGGTGGTTTTACTAGTGGTACCGGTGCCGCTGGAACTGACAAAACAACAAAAGTTTCAGGTATTGTCATTCTTCTTATTATTATTTTTATATTATGGATATTATTTTTTGGAATTCTCTCTTTTTCTGATGTAAAGTTGAGAGACTCTGTTGGAAATTTTGATACAAGCATGGCAAATATTACAAAAATAGCTAGACAAGTTTTCATGTTATTGTTTGGTTTAATATTTTCTGGATTATTAATTGGTTGGTTGGTTACAGGTGTTGAAAGTTTATCTAGTCAATCTGGAATCATTTCTTTTGTATTAAATTTAATAATAGTTGTTACAATATTAGCATTAGTTTTCAAGTTAGTTACTGGAGGAAATTATTATAAAAAGAGTCCATTCTTCAGACTTATTATTAATACTTTATTTTACATTCCTTGTATTTTAGTTGGAATTTTAGACCCAATTTTAAGTTTTTTAGGATTTGGTGCTAGTGCTGCTGCTTCTGCTGGAAAATCTGGATTAAGTGGATTGTGGAGTGGATTAACTACAACAATAGAAGCTACTAAAAATACTCCAAAAGCTTATTATGCTTTGCTTGCAATTATTATTTTATTATATGCTATATATTTTTTTATTGGTCCTCAGGTTCAAACAAATCTATCCAAACAAGGCGGAACGTTATTGGTGAATAGTCCTGTCTATACAAATACAGAAAATTCAATTGGACTTTATGATATTTTAAATGGAACGGGGGATGAAAATCCCTACAATTATAAATATGCAATATCATTTTGGGTTTTTATTGACGCAATGAGTCCAAATGTTAGTAACTCATTAAATAAATATACATCCCTGTTAAATTATGGAAATAAGCCCAACGTTCTTTATAATGCTGCAGAGAACAAACTTAGAATAACATTACAAAACGACGGAGAACCAGCAGTTGGAAGTGCAAGTAGATTAAAAAATCCTCAAGAATTAGATGCCGATGGAAATATTATAATTTATGAGTTACCAAATGTGTTGCTTCAAAAATGGAACAACATTATTATTAATTATAGTAATGGAACTTTAGACATTTTTTATAATGGACAATTAGTTAAATCAGCAAATGAGGCTGTTCCAGAAATGTCAAAAGATGCTCTTACAATTGGTTCCAATAATGGAATAAACGGAGGAATATGCAATGTTACATATTTTAATACAGAACTTAACATGTCTCAAATATATTACTTATACAATCTTGTTAAAAATAAAAATCCTCCAGTTGTAAATTCTGCAAAGGAATCAATTGTTAAGAATGTATTAAAAGGTGCAAATATAAAAGCTAATCCACCAGTAATTACAATTCCAATTAACGTTGATGTTAAAACAGCAGTTCCAGACTCTGAAGCCTATCCGGATAAACCAACAAAGGCAGATACAGATAACACAAAAACTGATTATCTCTCGTTTAAATGGTTCGCTACAGCAAATAATGACAATTTTAACGGCCTTTAATGATAATATATTTAAGATAATTTCTATGAATATATTATATTATGGATATTAAGAATGTTATTCTTATAATTATTATTCTTGTTTTGCTCTACGTTGTAATTAGGTATGTTTTTTCAGACACAAACACTTTGAGCAGTTTAAGTTCAGGAACAACAATGCAAACTATTACAGCAAAATCCTTGGCAAAGGGTTCTATTGCCAATTCTAGCAACTTTACATATTCTATTTGGTTTTATGTTAATGATTGGAACTACAAGTATGGAGAGACAAAGGTATTGTTTGGTCGCATGGGTGGAGCGAGTAATACACAAGGCACTTCAGTTTCCGGTGTATCTGGTAAAAACCCTTGTCCCGCGGTTGTTTTAGGAAGTATTGAAAACAATCTTTCAATTATGTTAACATGTTATCCTGGTGCAAGTGGTGTTTTATCTAGCGACTCTGTTAGAGGTTCAGATGGTTCTATTATTCACACATGCTCTGTAAGTAACGTTCCTATACAAAAATGGGTAAACTTATTAATTAGCACATATGGTAGAACTCTTGATGTTTATCTAGACGGAAAATTAGTAAAAACCTGTGTTTTACCTGGTATTCCAAAGATTAATCAAAATGCTGATATTTATGTAACTCCTAATGGTGGTTTTGCTGGTTGGACATCAAAATTTCAATATTTCCCCAACTCAACTGATCCTCAAACTGCTTGGAATATTTACCAAAAGGGTTATGGCAAGAGCTTTTTGTCTAATCTTTTTGGAAAATACCAAGTTAAGGTAACTTTTTCAAATAATGGCACAGAAACTGGTGGATTTACAATTTAATAATGTTTTTCTTATATTATAATATATATAATGGACAACGGAAGTTATACAACACAAAGTACTGGAAGAGGAAGTGGATTAAAAGACTTTATGAATTCCAGTAGTTTAATAGCTAGAGTTTCATTTATATTGTTAATAATTCTTGTTTTTATTGTTGTTTTGCAATTCTCTATTGGAATTTTGTCGTGGTTTTTTGGGCCCAATAATTCACCACATTTAATTGATGGTATGATTGATGCAAAACAGTTGTTAGTAATTCCTCAAGATCCATCTCAAGGTAATGCAAAACCTATTATCCGTTCAATAAATGGTCCCAATGGAATAGAATTTACTTGGTCTGTATGGGTATTTATTGATGATACTCAATCTTCAAAATATAGACATATTTTTAGCAAAGGAAATACAAATGTTGCAGACAATGGATTAAATTTCCCTAATAATGCTCCAGGTTTATACATTATGCCAAATACAAATGCATTTAAGGTTATTATGAATACATACAATAACATAAATGAGGAGGTTATTATTAATGATATTCCTTTAAATAAGTGGGTGAATGTTATTATTAGATGTCGTAATACAAATTTAGACGTTTATATTAATGGAACTATTACCAAGAGTTTAAAATTGACTAGCGTTCCAAAACAGAATTATGGTGACGTAAATATTGCATTAAATGGTGGATTTTCTGGTTATATTTCAAATTTATGGTATTATGACTATGCTTTGGGAACTGCGGCTATATATAATTTAGTCAAGAAAGGTCCCAATACAAAAATGGTTGGTTCTTCAGCAATGAATATGAAGAATCCCAACTATTTATCTTTAAGATGGTTTTTTGCGGGGTCAGGTGACCAATTTAATCCAATTGGAACTCGCAATTAAACCACAATAAATCGCAGTTTAAATAAATAATTTTATATATTTAATTATGTATATAAGTATATAAAATGCCATATCTTGGTTCAGATTATAATCCAAAACCACCCAGAGAATGGTATCGTTTTGAAAATCAATGTGCATATTCAAATGCTCCTATACAGATTCAAAATGGTCAAGCTTATTTATTAGATGTTTTAAAAAAGGGAAATGTATTACAATATAAAAATAATAGTTCAAATATTACAAAACAACAAAGATATGCTCAAATTGCTAGAGGAATGTGGACAAACCGCACAACAACATGGGCTTCTCAAACCCAGAGTTATACAAACCCTAATACTGGAAGCTTAAAAAGAGTTGGTTATAATAAAATAAATACTAAAAATCCAATAGCAGTATTAAATTTAACTGGTAGAGGAGAAAATATTGTTAATAATGCTGTATTTTTTTTATTGCAAGATACTGATGCACCTCTTACTTGTCCAAGTAACGTAATAAATACATATTATTCTTTACCGACGAATGATGGTGGTTCTGGAACAATTGGACCAGATCCACCTCCAGTTGTTCCTCCTTTATATAAACCTCCAATAAAAGTTGGAGGAGTAGACCCAGTTATGCCACCAATTTACACAGTTAATACAACTCCTGATGCAAATGTTATTCCTGATGGTGGCACACTTATTTGTAATATTAGTGAAAATATTTGCACGGGTGAAATTTATAGTATCACCAAGAATCAAACCTGTTTTCCTACGACAGATTCAGATGTTCCGGGACCAATTATGTATTTGTGTTATACTGATGGATTGCCGACATATTATCCCAGAGTTAGAAGAACATATGCTACTAGTGGAAGTAAATGGCCTCAAGGAGCTAAAGATATATTTGCGGCCAGTGCACAAATACCGTGTAACGATGTTGTTTCTCAAACAAACATCATTCCTATTGAACCTATTCCACCAGGCGTTGTTGTTCAGTACATATATGCAAATACTTCATTTGAAGATTATTTGGTTGCCACTCCGTCTAGCAATAATCCTTATCCAGGATTACCAACATTAACCTGTTACGATGGATCAATTCAGGGGTTTGTTTCTAGTATTACTCCACACGATGCTAAGAATCAAATTAAGGTTCAATTTAAAGTAAAATATCAAACTAGTGATGTTTTTGAAACTAGATTAACAATGGGTATAGTTTATACAATAAATAATGGTGCAACCTATAGTTTGCTTGGTCAAGATACTTTTTTTGGTAGTGTAAATGCTGGGGGTCCATTATCAAATGTTTATACATTTAATTACATGCATTCACCAAATACAATTAACAAAATTACATATAAGTTATTTTTTCAACTTGAAAATAATACAGAAAATTTACTAGGGTTAATTGGTAATGCAAATTCATCGTCGGATTGCATTATTTTAGAGGAATATACAACTTTAGGATATACGCGTCAAAAAACTGGAGAAAATTCTACAGGAAAAGTTATTCAATACACATATGCAAATAATTCATTTACAGATTATTTAATTGATACACCGTCTAGCAATGCTCCTTATCCAGGATTACCAACAGTAATTTGTTACGATGCATCAACAAGAGGGTTTTTTTCTAGCATTACTCCGCATAATTATAAAAATCAAATTAAGGTTGAACTCAAAGTAAAATATCAATCTAGTGATGTTTTTGAAACTAGATTAACTATTGGAGTAGTTTATACAATAAATAATGGTTTAACCTATAGTTTGCTTGGTCAAGATACGTTTTTTGGTAGCGTAAATGCTGGAGGTCCATTAGTAAATATTTATACATTTAACTATATGCATTCACCAAACACTGCGGGAAACATTACATATAAGTTATTTTTTCAGCTTGAAGGCAACACAGAAAATTTACTTGGGTTAATTGGTAATTCAAATTCATCATCTGATTGTATTAGTTTATCAGAATATTCATCTTTAACTTGCATGCCTCAAAATAAGGGAACAAATACCATTGGAACAGTTATTCAATATTCTTATGTAAATAGCTCATTTTCAAATTATTTAACAACATCTCCTTCAATAACAAGACCATATTCAGGATTGACAACATTATATTGTTATGACGCTGGAAGTCAAGGTTACCTTGGAAATATAATGCCACAAAGCGTTAATAATCAAATAAAGGTCCAATTTAAAGTAAAATACAAGGCAAGTGATGTTTTTGAAACAAGAATAACAATGGGGGTTGTATATACTACGGATGGTGGATATTCATATAGTATAGTTGGGCAAGATACATTTGCTGGAAGCGTAAATGCAGGGGGGCCAATTTATGATGTTTATATGTTTAATTATACACATTTGCCAAACACTGTAAATAATATTATATATAAAATGTTTTTTCAATTAGACAATAGCAGCATAGATCCTTTAGGTTTAATAGGTGATTTAACAGCATCAAATTGCATTATTTTAGAAGAATTTGCAATAACTAATCCTTAATTTGTTGGACTTGGAATGGGCTTTAAATTGTTTTATAAATAAATTATTAAATAAATTTAAACAAACTTCAAATTTATTTGCTAAATTAATATATTCAAAACTTTATAACTCTGTATATTTGTTAATATGAACAATTATTTTATATTTTATATTATTATATGTCTGGCCCGCAGTTAAATGATAATAGAAGAAATTGGTCTATTACAGCACAAAATATTAGCACACCAGTCGGGGGCGCCGGAACTGGTAACCTAACTTTAGGTGCTACTGGATCGGTATATATTAATAGTAATCCAAATGCAGGAGGCATTACAGGAGGAATTTATTTTAATAACAATTCGTGGTATGATAGTAGTTCTAACTTATATTTTTCTTTTGGAAAAGGACTAGTTGATAACGTACGTGAAATATCTACACCTTCCGATGATGTAATAATTGACGCAACAACGGATATATTTCAAACACACACGTATGATCCTACTCTAAATGATGTTTTTGTTTTACTCCCTGACCCCGCTTTATGCCTTATTGGAACTTGGATAGTTATTAATAATATTAGTCACGATTACTATATTATTATTGAGAATTATCCTGAAAAAAGTTTAATTTACGCTGCTTTGCCCCCAGTAACTGACTTTTTTTATGGAGGCACCGGTGTTAAAATGGTTGCTGTTTCAGATGCTAGTGATACTGATGGAAAAACTTATGCAAATAGATGGATATGTGTTAGCGGAGGACTAGATAATCCAGGACCCCCACCCACGTCCATCGGTCCAACTGGAGCAACTGGAGCAACTGGAGCCACAGGAGCAACTGGAGCAACAGGGCCAATTGGTATCCCAGGAACATCAGTAAATACCGGAGCAACCGGAGCAACTGGAGCAGCTGGAGACACAGGATCAACTGGAGATACTGGACCAACTGGAGATACCGGACCAACAGGAGAAACTGGACCAACTGGAGATACTGGAGATACCGGATCAACTGGAGATACTGGACCAACTGGAGATACCGGATCAACTGGAGATGCTGGACCAACTGGAGATACCGGATCAACTGGAGATGCTGGACCAACTGGAGAAACTGGACCAACTGGAGACACAGGAGCAACTGGAGATACTGGAGCAACTGGAGAAACTGGACCAACTGGAGATACCGGAGCAACTGGAGAAACTGGACCAACTGGAGATACAGGAGATACAGGAGCAACTGGTGCAACTGGAGACACTGGAGCAACAGGAGATACAGGAGCAACTGGAGAAACTGGTCCAACGGGAGACACCGGAGCAACTGGAGACACTGGAGCAACAGGAGCTACAGGAGAAACTGGTCCAACGGGAGACACCGGAGCCACGGGAGCCACTGGGCCTCCAGGAACAGCGGTAAATACAGGAGCAACTGGAGATACTGGACCAACTGGAGAAACCGGAGCAACTGGAGAAACTGGACCAACTGGAGATACCGGAGAAACTGGCGCAACGGGAGCAACAGGAGACACCGGAGCAACTGGAGATACCGGAGCAACTGGAGACACAGGAGCAACTGGAGAAACCGGAGCAACTGGAGAAACTGGACCAACTGGAGAAACTGGACCCACTGGAGATACTGGACCAACTGGAGATACCGGAGCAACAGGAGAAACTGGACCCACTGGAGATACTGGACCAACTGGAGATACCGGAGCAACTGGACCCACTGGA